CGCCGATGTGCCGCCATTGATCGTGGCATTGCCCTGAAACCGGTTGGTGGAAACGCTACCCCCTCCCTGTACGCCCATAATCATCTGCCAATTTGAACCAGAGCCGTAGACAGCTTTGATCAGATCGGATACTTGCGCAACGCGCCCGCAGTAGCCGAGATCGCCGCTCAACGAGCCATAGAGGCGCGCGGCGTTTGATTGCGCATAGGCCGTCTGCCAGAAGCTAGTTCCCGTGTTCCATCCAAGTTCGTTGCCGCTTTCAAAGCGGGGAATCAGGTTCGGATTGAGCGTGTTCCTGACGAGCGTCGCAAGCTGCGTCAAATGATTGTTGTCCGCCATGTAGTTGATGGTGAACCATGGATGCGATCTCGCATAGTTTGCCAGCGCAATCATTGCCTCGTAGGGCAACCCGAGTTGCAGGACGTTGCCGTTGCCGTCGCCCGACACCATGAACACGTCAAAATTGGCATCATAGACCGCCGTTAACTGGCCGCCGCTCGCGTAGTTGCTCCATTCCGAATTGAAATAGTTGACCAATCCCTTCCGCAGGCAGCGCTTGGTCGTGACACCATCGCTGATCTGAATTTGCGGGATTAGGCGGAAGGTGCCGGATGGCGCGGCGAATCCGGTACTGTCCAGATTGATCGTGATCGTGTCGGCGTCTACGACCGTAACCGCGAAGGCGGGCGGCAATCCCGTCGACGAACTCTTGGTGTTGAACGCCGTGTTCCACGACCCGCCGCCTGTCGCATCCTGATCGCCGCCGACCAGATTGCCGTTCGAAAGCCCGTGGCCCGTGATGGTGAACTGTGTCGGATTGCCCGCGATGGTTGCTGTAATGGCCTTGTTGATCGGCCTTGCTGGCATCCAGAATTGGACGATCTGGCCGTGCGTCAAGGTGCCAAGCGATGTTGGCACCGTGTTTGTGTTGAGCGATTGGGTCGCCGTCCCGTACCAATAGGAGCCACGAAGGAAGTCACCCGCCCAATTGAAATCCGAGAGCGTGTGACGGTCCACCCAGAGATAATTTCTGGTATCGTTGCACTGGTGCCAATTCATGAATCGCAGAACGCCGAATGGCGATACCCGCGACAGGAAGTTCGGGTCGAAGATCGAAGTTGCCCCGGAGCCGTTGATCAGGCTCTCATAGCTCTTGTTGTAAAGCCGGTACTTTGTCGGCGCGACCGACATAGCCGAGATTGTTACTTGTATCAGAAAGACCGGCTGCGCAGTGCCGTCAGCGCTGTTGGTAACGGGCGGCCCTGTCGCGATCGTATATTCAATACGGTTTGAACTTATAGGGTTTGCGGTGATCGATCCGCCAGTCGCGGCGCTGGCAAGTGCAAGCGTAGCCGCTCCATCCCAATCAAGAACGAACGTCGCGCCAAGAATGCTCGGCATCCAAAGCTGCGCTGTCACCCACGTTGCACCGCCTCCGGAAGGCATCGCAGTCGGGATGCCATTGGAATTAAGCAGCGTAGGCCAATTGTTGTCGCTCGCTCCATTGGCCTTCCAGGTATGAAGCGCCATATTGAATAGATTGAGCGCCCACGGATCGACGTAGGGATAGGGAAGGTCAAGATTGACTTGGGCATTACCGGCGTTGAATGCAGCAAAAGCAATGAGGCCACGAGGACGAGCGCTGGCAGCTGAAATGGCGACTGCGCTGACGCCAGCTAGAAATGATCTCCTGTTGAGCACTTGTCTACGGACCATACGCCACAACACTGAGCGCCTGTGTCCCGGCGATATTCCATTGCATCGTCAGATTCTGACTACCGGTTAGCGCGCCAGCTGCTGAATGCGCTACACCGATCACGGTATTAGCTGCCGGCACGAGAGATGCATCGGTTGCAAATCCAGACGGACCGGCCGTCGCCGTTGTTTGTCCAGCGGCCTGACTAGCACCAGCGCCCACTGCCGCACCGCCGGATGGCACTGTGACCGTCGCGGTTGCGGGGTTTGTGCCGCTCGTGGTGAAGTGAGCCGCGTTAGGTCCGGCATTTTGCCCCAACATCGAATAGACGCCGATGCCGAGCCGCGCTGGACCGGCTGAATAGGTGATGACGATATTACCCGTCGTGTGACCGCTGTCTGTGCCGACCGTCGCAACCCAAATTTCAGATGCGTTGTTGCTCGCAAGTGTGACGGAATTGGAAACTGAGGCGGCCGATATGCCATCCACCGTTACACTTGTGGCAAAGACAGTTGCCGTTCTCTCTCCGATCGCAACAATTATCTTACGAGATGCATCAGGCGTGCCGATGCTTTTCGAAGTAAATGTGATCGTATTTCCGGCAGTGTTATCCGTTCCGGTGTCGGTGTTAGTTATGGAAAATGGAGTGCTCGTTAAAGCAGGCATCCCCGGTCCCGGAAACGCCACGCCAATCTGAGCAATTGCAAGCGCCGGGAACAGCGTCAGCGCAAAGGTCAGCGTCCTGATAAATGCGACGCACATCAGCGCACCACGCGCCAGTTCAGCGTTATCGCGCCGGGCGTGATCGAAGCGCTCGTGTTATTGCAGACTAAAAAATTCACGTTGCCCGAAGTCGGATAGGCGATGATGGTGAGCATGCCTGTGGTGAGCGGCACATAGCCGGTCACTGCGTGCGGATCGCCGTTGAAGGATGCTGCGACAACATCGGTCGTGGCGGTGTTCGGTGCCGAGGTCGTCACGACAGTCGCGCAGGCCGCAGAGGAAATCGCACCCGTGCCGAGCGCCGACGTGCCGCTCGCGATGGTGGAGGTAAGGCCGCCTGCGCCAGAGAGAGCAACAGCAGCCGCAGCCGCTACGTTGGCGCCTGGGGTAACCGTCGCGAGCGCCCCGAGCCCGCACGTATTGCTCAGGGCCTTGTAGTTAGTTCCGTCAAAGTAAAGATCGGCACTCTGATTTTGCTTGCAGGCCACCGTCGCCGCACCGTCGATCGTTCCTGACGACGGGGTGTAAGTCGCAAGACCAGCACCCAAATTCTTGACAGTGAAATAATTGTTTATGGAAAATCCAGCCGTGGTAATCGCGACTGCGACGGGCGATGCGTTGTTTTCCGTGACTGCCAAGCCACAATCGGAGGATGTGATAGTGTCCGTCGTGGCCGTAGTGTTGCGTTGGGCGATGGAGCCGGAGATCGTCCCCGTCGTGGTGATCGGGCCGCCAGAGACGCCGCAGGACGTGGCGATCGAGGTGACGGTGCCGCCGCCAATGAAAGCCTTGAGTTGATCGACCGTGCATTTGTGGTTGACCGCGCTCTGCTCGCATTCCACCAGATCTCCGGTGCCGACCGATGACGCGGCCGGCAAGCCGTCGATGTTGACGTTCGCGGCATAGGCGGGCGCGGCAAATGCAAACGCCAGCGAGATCAGTATCGCGAGCTTTTTCATGGTGCGATGATCCTTGAAGCGCCGGTGTCGGTGATGCGGAATGCGCCGGTGTCGGTGATGCGAGAATTGACGGAAGGCGCAGACCCGCTCCCCGTGCCCTTCATCACTCCCATCCGGCCGAACCGGCCGCCCAGCCCGAGCCCGAAGCCGTGCGCGGCGCCGGCCAGCGCCAGCAGCAGCGCAAAGGCGATCACGTTGCGGCCCATGTTGTTGAAGATCATGGGTTGCCGATCACGGCGATCTTGTCGCCGGGGGAGACGCCGATCACCTTCGGCGTCTTGGCCGGCAGCAGCAGGTTGGCGTTGGTCGCAGTCGGGCTGCCGGTGCCGACCACATAGGAGCAATCGGCATCGCTGACGATCTCGATGAAGCGCGTGGTCGCGGCAAACGCCACGGAGCGCGCCATGCCGCCGGAGAAATCGACCGGCGCTTGATCGGCGCCGGGCTCCTTGGCGATCTGCGCCGGGGAGACGTTGAGCGGCGCGCCGGTGCCATAGACGGCAAACTCGCGGATGTAGAGCTTGCTGGCCTCGGCCTGCCCGGCAGCGAACAGCAGCAGGCTGGCAGCGATGATCATGCGCATCATGGGCTCGGCCTCGAATGAACAGCGAAGGGGGTTTCCCGCGCGGCGGGGACATCGGCCGCGCGGGAGCAATGATCAGGTCATGAAAACCCGGAAGGCCTAGTGCCCACTTTCCGAAGTTCGTGCTCCATTGCCGCACGACCGTTCACGAACTTCGGAAAGTCATGGGCACCAGCAAATCTATGATTCTAGTACCGCTTTCGATCTGAAGTCCCTGAACCCAATTTCGACGCGAGTGAGTCAGGGACTTCAGATCGGCGGTACTAGTCCGCGTTGGTCCGCTTGCCCGACAGCAGCGCGCCCGGCATGGTGCAAACCGCCAGCGGATAGGAGAAGGTCTCGACGTCGGCCCACATGTCGCGCTTCTCGTCCAGCACGACCCACGAATAGGTCGGCAGCCCCAGCGTGTTGACGAACTCGAACCGCGGCGCCGGCGCGCGCGCAATCTGGAAGATGCCGGCGTTGGACGGGAAGAACTTGGCGCGGGTCGAGGGCACGCCGACCACCGGCGTGTCGGTGCCGTCGCCATCGTCGGTGGAGCGGTAGTTGCTCCACAGGATGTCGCCGAACTGGAAATCCTGCCAGGCATTGCCGCCACGCAGTTCGACCGCCGCACTCCAGTTCAGGTAGGTCTGCCGCACCTCGGAATGCGCGGTGAAGGCATCCCAGAACTTGTCGCCGCAGACGGCGCGAACCAGGACATTGTTGCCGCCGACACCCAGCAGCTGACGCTTGATGTGGCGGACCACCTGGTTGCACTGTGCCCGCAACGCGCCGGCCGCCGGGTTGGCGGCCTGCAGATCGAAATTCACCTCCGCGCCCTGCGCCTGGTTGAACTGGACGTTCCAGTCATAGATGGTGGATCCATCGGCATCGAGCAGCTTGCCCTGGATAACGCCCAGCCGCCAATTTTCCAGCGTCAGCTCGACGTCGTTCTTGATCAGCAGCTGACGCCGGGCCACCTCGGTCATCAGCGACTTGACCTCGGTCTCGGAGCCGAAGGCGCGGATGTTCTGCAGCTCGTCCGCCATGATGCGCGAGCCCTCGCCGAGCGTCATGGCGCGGAAGGCGCGGGCGCCGCGCTGCTCGCCGCCGCGCTGCTTCGGCGCCGCGGCGCGCTCGGTGGTCTGGATCAGGGCCGCGCTGTTCGACCGCTCCTCGATCCAGACCGTGGTGGTGCGAATCGGCACGTCGACGAACAGGCCGGGAATGCTGCCGAGGAACTGCGGCACATAGCCCATCTTGTCGACGGCGGAAGTGAGTGACGTCGACGAGAAAGCGTCGGCGCGGAAGGCGTCCATTGTGATCATCAGAGGTCTCCAGCCGGTGTAGCTGTCGCGCCGGCGCTAAGGGGGTTTCGGGAAGGAAGAGAAAGAGCGGCGAAAACAGACGCGCTGGCGACGACTAAGGCGTCGCCCAGACGCGATCTCCGCAAACGCGCTTTGCGCGTTAGCGGATGACGATGCCGAGCGCCTCGAGCTGGCGGATGGCCTCGGCCTTCTGGACCGCGGTGATGCCGCCAGGCCAGGTCAGGTCGGAGCCGCGCACTTCGGCCGACCGGGTGATGACGACCGCCCGCTGGGTGTTGGCACCATCGGTCGTCACATTCTCCCAGAGAATGCCCGCGGCCCGCTGGGTGCCGTCCACCGCCGCCGGCGCGAGCACTGCGACCTGATAGTCGCTTTCCTCGATGCCGACCGTGACCGAAAAGGCGTCGCCGATGGTCCAGTCGGTCGCGCCATCCGCGATCACGAACTTGATCTGGTTGTTGAAGGTGGCGCCGACCGCGACGCGGCCGATCTCGACGCCGTCCGGGTCGAACACCTGAAATTCGCCGCCGTTGGCAGCGACCAGATCGTTGACCACGCGATAGACGCCGTCCTTGGCACCGGCGGCGACCGGAGCAACCGCGTCGATGGTGAAGACGCCGTTGCCGGTGTTGCCGGCATCGGCGGCGACCGCCGACGTGACCTGGCCAACCACGGCGGTCTTGCCGATCACCTGGCCGGCCACCAGCACCTGGTTCAACGCGACGGTGAACACATCGCGCGAGCGGCGCACTTCGGCCTCGCTCACCATGAAGCAACCCGGATGCTTCGCTTCCGTCAAAACGATACCTGTGGGCATTGGAGTGACTCCTTGAAGTTGACCGCATGAATGACGACGGAAAGGTCACGCCTTTTGAGCGCGATCCTTTTTCGGAAAAACCGGTTTCCACTTTTCCGGGATCACGCCCTAGCGACCGGCTCCGTCGTCGGACGGCCGGCGCTCTGGTTTGCAAAATCGGGAAAGAGCGGCTAGCGCCGCTGCGGCCTGGCTTGCGGCAGGCCTTCGTTGATCTTGGCGACCACCTCGTTCCAGGCGGCGGCAACCGAAGCCTCGGTGTCGCCAGCCGGCTTCCCGGTGCCGTCGATCGCAACCGCATCGGCGGCTTTCGCGGACTGCGCCGCCAGCTCGGCGCGCACCTTGGCCAGCGGCGCCTTCGCCGTCACGAAGGCCTGCGCGGTCGATGCCGGCACCCTGGCGATGGCGCACAGCTCCAGCGTCTTGGTCATGGTCGCCATGGTGTAGTTGCCGGCAGCCGTCGCGTCGGGATCGTTCGGCATGCCATCGTCGTCATCGTCCGGCATCACCTGGCCGCAGGTGGCGCAGGCTTCGCCGGGCTTCGGCTTGGAGGCCGCGGCGGCGGCCGCGACCGCAGGCGCTGCAGCTGCCGCCGCGGCCGGCACGTCCGCAATTGCAGCAGCGGGTTTGGTGTCCACGGCCGCCTCGGCCGCCGGCTTGGTTTCCGCCGTCGCGGCAGCCGGATGATTGGCGGCGGCCGCAATGGCGCCGCCGGAGGCGCCAGTCAACAATTGATCCTCGTTCGTCATCGCTGACGCTCCTGGGTTTGGGGTGAACGAACTCTTGGAAATCTCGGCGGTCAGCGCCTTGAGCGCCTCGTCGAAAGTCTTGATGCCATCGGCGAGCTTGGCGTCGACCGCGGCCTGATCGGAATAGACCTGGCCATCCGTCGCAATCGCCGCCTTGGCGCTCATCCTGCCCTGGCGCCCGACCAGTTCGGCGAACACGTCGCGGATATGATCGACGCGGGCCTGCGCGGAGGCCTTGGCTTCCGGCGAGAGTGGCGCATGTTCCCAGCCATCAAGCTTGCGCGGGCTCGAAGATACGCCGGTGTATTTCAAGCCCCGCGCCTGGTCGGCCGCGGATTGATCGACGTGAATCATGAAGGCGCCGATCGACCCGAGCTGACCCAGCACGGGCAGATAGAGTTTTTCGGCCGAGCCCACGAGCGCATAGGCAGCTGAAGCCGCGTAAGAATCGGCCACGGCCCAGACCGGCATCTTGTCTCGCGCCTTCAAAATCTGGTTGGAACATTCAAGCATGCCATCGGCCGCGCCGCCGGGACTCTCTGCGCGAAACAGCAGCGCCCGCGCGCGGTAGTCCGAGAGCGCAGCCTCGATCGATGCGGAAAGACCCTCATAGGTAGTGAAACCGCAGGCCGCCGCCAGCCAGTCGAAGCGCTTGGATAGGGCGCCCGCGATCGAGATGACGACGACGCCGTCGCTTGTGATCGCATATTCGGTCAGACCGTCGTTTGACCGGACGGTTTCTGCCGGAACCATCGCCAGCACCGGCGCCCTGCGAACGCGCTCCCGGTCTTTTCGTTTGGCATGAACCTCGAGTCGCTCGCCGGCCAGCACGCGCTGGCCGAGCGGCCCCTCGACAATCGCCCGCAATGCGTTCGGCTCGATCGCATGGGCGCGACCGAACAGACGATCAGCAACATTGGGATAGGCGACGGCCATGGGTAATCCGATCAGGGTTTCGCTGGCGCCTGCGGCGCAACGGTCGGTTTCGGCGGCGCCTGCCTGGTCGGCGCGTTCAGTTTTTTGCCATTCGCATCCGGCGCGAGCTGCTCGTCGGGATCGTCGCCGCCTGGCGGCGGCGCGCCGATAATGGTGCGCAGACTTTGCGTGCCGGAAAACTGGATGCCGAGCCGATCGGCGCGCGCGGCATCCTCGGCGATGCGCTGGTCGACCTCGGCGGCGTCGTAACCCTCCTCCTCGATCGACATCGAGCGCGCCTTGAAGCCGGCGTCGACCGCGAGGATTTCGGCCTGGCGATCCTTGAGCGGATCGATCCACATCCAGCGCGGCGGAATCCAGTCCATGTCCAGATAGTCGGCCGGATTGTCGGCATAGCCGTCGAAGTCCAGGCTGCCGGCAATATGCGCGAAGTCCATGAAGGCGCGGAACACCGGCAGGCAGAGCTGGAAGACAATGATGCTCTTCTGGATGGTCTCGCCGCGGCGCTTGGCCTCGATCATCGCGGCGCGCTGGTTGCCATAGTTGGCTTTCAGGATGTCGCCGGTGACGCCGGCAAACGGCAGGCCCAGCGCCGCGCAGGCCCGCGTCAGCTGCCGGTACTGGAAAGGATCATAGGACGCGCCGCTTTCCGCCGGCGCCGCAATCTTGACGTCCTCGCCATCGAGCAGCACATGCGCGGTGCCTGGCTTGAGCACGACATCGGCCGCGCCGTCGTCGGTGCCCGCACCATCGCCATCGCCGCTGCGTTGCGCCGGCTTCTTCTCCTTGTTGAAAAATTCGCCGTCCGGGTCGGGCCGGGTGATGAACACCGAAAACAGCGCCGCGGTTTTCTTGCGCTCCAGCTCGGCATCGTCATAGAGATCGAGCATCCAGAGCGTGACGATCGCCGGCGTCAGCCGCGACAACCCCCTGATTTGCCCGGCCTCCAGCGGATCATAGATGTGCAGAATCTGGCTCGCCGGCACCCGCGCGCGCTCGCCGAACTTCGGCGCCTGGGTCAGGTCGCCCGGATTGACCCGCCAGAAATGATAGGCGACGCGCCGCCCGATTCTGTTGAACTCGATGCCCTGCCTGATCCAGTTGCCGTTGGCGAGCGGCATGGTCAGCTGAATCGCCAGCTGCTCGCTCGGAAACAATTCCAGCTGCAGCGGCACCGACAGGCCATCCGACAGAAAGCGCGGCCGCAAGCGGACGAACACCTCGCCGGCAATGAACAGCTCGCGCGCCACCCGCTTCTGCAGGCCGTAGAAATCGGTGACGCCCTCGGCGTCGCACTCCTTGGTCCACCGGTTCCACAGCTTGTGGACCGTCTTTTTCTGATCGGATGCGGCCTTGGCCGCGTCCTTGGCATTGTCGTCCAGCGGCGGGCCGCCATTGTCGCCGATGCCGCGCGTGTTCTGATCGGCCTGCTCGATGTCGGGCACCGGCAGCGGCGACTTCCAGCTCGGCTTGATGCCGGTGCCGATGATGTTGGCGGCGAAGCATTCGACCGCGCTGTTGGCATAGCCGTTATTGCGGGCCAGGTAGCGCGCACGAGCCAGCGTGTTCGGCCCGGACTGACTGATCAGCGTGTTGACGTGAACGCGGCTCGGAATCCAGCTGCCCAGCCGGCGGCCGACCCGCCCGGCCTCCAGCCCGATGCCGTCGCCGCCAAACGCCTGCGCCATCACGGCGCCGGCGGACCGCCGCAGCGCGCGGCCTGCATTCTGCAGAATGCCCATCGCGTCTAGTGCTCCGATTCCGAAGTTCGCATCATGTCGCGGCACCCTCGTTTGCGAACTTCGGAATCAGAGGAGCACTAGCAATCTCTAATTCTAGTGCGGCTTTGACTTTGAAGTTCCGATGAAAGAAATGTGAGGAACGACTGATCGGAACTTCAAAGTCGCCGCACTAGAGATCCTTGCACGAGCTGAAATTATAGGTGCGCAGCACCCTGCCGCCGCTCAATGCCGCGATGTCGGTCTCGACGTCCTTGATCGCCGCCTTCAATTCCACGACCGATCGATAGCGCGTCAGGCGCCCGGCATAGCTGACCTCGAGCCGGCCGCTGCCCAGCGTGGTCTTCAGCGCATCAAGCCGCGCCTGCAATGTCGGGAGATCAGCGGGCATTTGGAAAACTTATCCGTTGGCCAGAACAAACATCGCGACTTCCAGAATCGTCGGGACGCCGAGACAGATCCAGCCGAGCGCCCACCTGCCGCGCTTTTGCCAGAGCAGGGTCAGCATCACGCCGACGAAGACGTGGGCGACGACGATGAAGATCATCGGGGCGGAATGACCGGCGGTCGGAATGAAAAGGCGGCCGACCGTCAGGGCGGCGGCCAGCGCGATCAGCAACAGGTTTGCCATGGTTTTTCTCACCAGTTCATCGTTGTCGATTTCCGCCGGCGGCCTTGCGGCTTCGGCGAGCGCGGCGGTTCGGGCGCCTGCGTGGCATCCTCGACCGGCTTCAGGCTTGCCGCCTGGAACGGTCTCGGCGTGAACAGGTCCGGCGTGCGCATGTCGGCCGGGATGCCGCGCTCCTTGGCGCGCTCGGCCCAGTCGTCGGCCGTGAACGCCGCGAAATAGATGTCGGCGACGGCCATGTTGTAGACGCGGCAGTCGAGGTAGTGGTTCGGCGCGTTGCCGCCCTGCTGTTTCCAGATTTTTTTTAGCCGACCCTTGACGATATCGTCGTCGAGATATTCCGCGGTGATCTGCTTGAAGTAATCCTCATCGAGGAACATCGGCAGGTGGCAATAACCGGGCGGGTAGACCACGGAGTTGCTTTCGACGATCGGCGCACGCGCCAGATATTCGTAAAAGGTCGACTTCAGGTCCCAGGTGCCGACCAGGCGCAGCTTGGCGCCGCCCTTGAACTTTTTTCCCTTGTAGTCGACATCCTGATCGGTGGCGACGCCGAGCGGCACGCGACGCCAGCCGTCCGCGCCCTTGACCGCCTTCACGCCGGGATGCCGCCGCGTGAACATATAGACGGCGTCGGTATGATAGTTCGCGTCGATCACAAATTCATCGAAGCGCCAGCGGTTGCCATAGGCGTCCGGCCATTCGCGGCGATACAGCTCGGCGAGCGCCACGAAGGCGCCGTCGTCGATATCCGTGGTCGCGCCATCGAGATAATCGATATAGATCGGCCAGGTCTGCTGATCGGGCTTGTGCGCCAGCACCTCGACATAGATGCCGCGCTTCTGCACGTCGGCAGCAATGGTCAACAGCAGATAACCCGGCGGGATGTGGCCCAGCCTGCCCTCGACACGCCGCGCCATCAGCGTCTCGACCTCGGGCGCCTCCCCGCGCATGTCGTAGGCGAGACCGAAGGTCAGATTGTTCAGAGTCTTCAGCTTGGCCGGGTCGGCGCCGGCATCGACGATGCGCTGCGCGATCACATCCCATGGCACGAACGGCGAGGACAGCGCGTCGAAATGATAGGAGCGATGCTTGCCCGGCCCCGGTGCGGTGGCAACCCAACGTCCGGCCTTGACCAGATCGTTGCGTTCCCAGGAGTGAATGACCGAACCGCAGCACGGCGCAACATAATGCGCCTCATAGGGATAGGTCTTGTTGAAGCAAAACCGGTCCGGATGCGGCGTGAAGTAGAATTCCTCCGGGCAATGCGGGCAGCGCACGTGCCAATAGCGGCGGTCGCCAGCCTCGAACTCGCTGTCGATGTGACAGGCACCCTTCACCACCGGCGTCGATATCTTCAGGTGCTTCCAGTCGCCGCTGGCCAGAAACGATTCATAGGCGCCGGCGATCATGTCATGCGGCGAGCCCTGCCCGCCCAGATCGTCCGGGTATTCCGAGGACTCGTCCTCGATCACTTTCTTGCGGGTCTTGCCGCGCAGATCTGCGGTCGAGGTCGCAATGCCCATCAACAGCGAACCGCCGGTGAAGCGCTTCGAATAGGTGGTCGATCCTTTGTTGGAGCGCGAGGTCTGCGTCCGGATTTTCCGTTGCAGCGCCGGCGAGCCTTCGATGGCGCGCTGCAGCTTTTCGCCGACGAAGTCGGAGAGGTTTTCCTGCGTCGGCTCGATCAGAAAGACGTCGCATGGCTCGACATCGGCGGTGAATCCGCAGGCCGCCATCGCCAGCGTGGTGAAGCCGGTCTGTTTCGATTTGCGAACGACCGCCTTGTTATCCGGGCAGGCATCCGAAAAGAAATTCAGCGGCTCGACCAAATACGGCGTCAGCTCGAGTGAGAACAACTCGCCGGCGCGCGGTCCATCCGGCACCACAAGATTCTGCGCGGCCCATTCGGCCGGCGTGATCTCCTCACCGGGATCGAAGATTTCGGCGCCCAGCCGCGCCATCGCCTGCGCGACGGTCGGCGCCGGAAACTGGATGTTCACGCCGCTGATGCCGTCGCGTCAGAGATGGCCGGAGGGATTTTCGGACGTCGGCCGAGGTTCGCGCGACGGCTCGTCGTGGACACGTACCCAACGACCGCCTTTCACTTCGAACAGCTGGCCGGTCGATCCATAGCGCCGGGCGCCTTCGCGCAATTTCGAGGCCGATCCTTTCGGAGGCCAATCAGAAGCTGAATGACTCATTGCACCCCGTCCTCAAATTCCGGCGCCGCGCTGTCGTCGACCTCTTCGCCATCGGCCAGCTTGCCGAATTCGCGCGCGGCGACCTTGCGCACATCGCGCAGCGCATCGCGCAGTGAAGCGCGCACGCCGGCGACGCCCTCCTTGCCGGCACGCGTATGGATCTCTTCGGCGCGGCCGAGGATGCCGGTCATCGCGCGCAGCACCACTTCGAAACAGCGCTGCGCGCCGGCTTCGGTCTGCTCCAAAGGACGCAGCTTGCCGAGCTGCTTTTCATATTCGAGCTGCGCCAGGCGCGCGCGGTAAACCTCGGTCGCGGTGCGCGCCTGGGTCAGGCCCGCATTCTGCGGCGGTGGTCGGCCACGATCGGGATCGTCCTCGCCGGCCAGCACCCGCTGCACATTGAGGCCGAGCGCCTGATCGGCTTCGGCCGGGTCGATGCCCTTGCGCCCGTCCTCCTCGCGCAGCTGAAACTTGCCTGCCTTCAGCGCCTTGTTGACGGCCTGGCGCGACACCCCGCGGTGCCGCGCATAATCGGCCTGGCTCATCAGGTCCATTTGGCCGATCACTTTCGATCAGTAGCCCGGCCGAAAAGAGCAAGAAAATGATCCATTTCTCGGCTTCCGGACTCAACCATTCCGATCAATCTTTGGTTCGCTCGATCTAGGCGATCATCGCCGGACGCAGCGAAGCCAAGGAGGCCTCTCGTGACCAACTACAGCCCGGACTTCACCGTCAAATCCAACGCGCGCCGCGCCGCCCGGAAAACCGGCATCGACCCTTCAAAGGTCGTTGCCGTCGTCAAGGCTGGCAAGACGCTTTACCGCTACCCGCTCGCTGACGTCGGCAAATTCAAGTCAAATACTGACTACATAAAGAGCTTCAACAAGCCCAAGACCAAGACGCCTGCGAAGTCAGAAAAGAAAACGAAGATCGCCAAGCCAGCGAAGGCGAAGAAGGCCGCGGCGAAGGCGAAGGCCCCAAAGGATGCCGCACCGAAGAGCGACCGCGGTCTCAAGTTCATTGCCGTCGCCGCGCTGCTCCGCCGCGCCGGCGGCGCCAGCATCACGGAGGTGGTGGCGGCGACCGGCTGGAAGCCTCACTCGGCCCGCGCCCGCATTTCGGTCGACGTCTCCAAGCTGCTCGACCGCGGCGAAGAGATTCAGCGAAGGCGCGAGAATGGCGTATCGCATTACGCGATCCTCAAGAGCAAGCAGCTGGAACTACCGGTCACCAACAAGGCGGAGGCGGCGTGATGCGCGCGCCATATCTGGTTTGCGACGATGGCAGCGAGCGCGAGCTGCCTTTCGTCTGGAACATCTGTGGCCGCTGTTCTGGCCATGGAAAATCCAGTGAATACCTCGGGGCGTTTACCGGCGAGCAGATGCGCGAAGACCCGGACTTCGCCGAAGCCTACTTGGCGGGCGAGTACGACCGGCGCTGCCAGTATTGCGACGGCGGCGGCAAGGTGATGGCGGTCGACTTCAAAAAGCTCTCAAAGAACGATGCGAAAGAGTACCGCGCCCAAATGCGTGCGGATCGCGAAATCGAAGCAGAACACGAGGCCGAACGCCGCATGGGCGCCTAGAACGGAACGTCCGCCATTTCGAGGCCCGCTTCATTCATGAGGCGGGCCTCAATTTCGTCCAGCGTCGGAATCTCGTGACGCCTGACCTTGATCGCCGCGTTCTGCTCCGGCGCCAGCCAGGCCAGGTTCGCGCTCCAGCGATTGTCGAGGCTTTGCCCGTTCATGTGGTGACCATGATGCGCGCCGGCGAAGTCGGACGTCGCGCCGGTGTGCCGCAGCAGAATTTCGCGATGCATGTAGACCGTGAGCCGCGCGCGCCCCGTATTGCGCTTGGCATAGAACTTCCATTTGGTCTTGGCGTGCCAGCCAATGTTCCAGCGCCACTGCGACAGCCACTCGTAATCGGCGGCGTCGACCAGGCAGTAGACGTCGCGCCGCTCCGACAGCACGATGCGCCGCCATGGTAACGTGGGTGAAACCGTCTGCAGCACGAGCTAGGCGGCTTGTTGTTCGAGCGCCCGTTCCGCCGCCACCTCGCCCCACGGCCTCTCGCCGGCGGCGAGGATCGCGGTTTTTTTGGTAAAACCCTCCCATCGCTTCACGGCGACGTCGACATAGGCCGGCATCAATTCCATCGCCAGCACGCGGCGCGCCAGCATCTCGCCGGCGATGATGGTGGTGCCGGAGCCGGAGAACGGCTCATAGACGTGGTCGCCGGGCTTCGAATTGTTCTTGATCGGCCGCAGCATGCATTCAATCGGCTTCTGCGTACCATGGCCGGTGTCGCTCTTGCGATGCTCAATTTCCCAGAGCGTCGTTTCCGAGCGTGAGCCCTGCCAGTGTCCTGTCGCGCCCTTGCGCACCGCATACCAGCACGGCTCATGCTGCCAATGGTAATGCCCGCGCGAAACCACAAAGCGGGTCTTGGCCCAAACGATCTGCGAATAGATCTCGAAACGCTCCGACTCCAGCGACGCGGCCACCACGCTCGAATGCAGCGCACCGTGCCACACATAGGCGACGTCGCCGGGAAACAGCGCCCAGGCTTCACGCCAGTCGGCGCGACCATCGTTGGCCACCTCGCCGACCGCGCGGCCGCCGAAGTCGCCGAAGTCGCCGAACCCTCCCCCCAATTCCGTCGCGCGATTGCGCCAGTCCGGATCGTAGTCAACGCCGTAAGGCGGATCGGTCACCATCAGGTGCGGCTTCGCCAGGCCGAGCAACGCCGCGACATGATCGGCACTCGTGCTGTCGCCACACATCAGCCGGTGGTCGCCGAGCAGCCAGATGTCGCCGGGCCGCGAGACGATGGCGCCGCCGGCTGGGCGCCCAGCGCCGGCGTCCGGGTCGGCGTGACCCTCCCGCGCGACTTCAGGCAGCAATCGGTTCAGCTCGGCGTCGGAGAAGCCGAGCGAAGCAAGCGACGGAATTTCCGGCATGTTGGCCAGCGCAGCCAGCTCGATCGCGAGCAGCTCTTTGTCCCAGCCGGCGTTTTCGGCAACCTTGTTGTCGGCGATGCAGTAGGCGCGTATCTGCGCCTCCGACCATCCGCTTGCGACGATGCACGGCACCTCGGCCAGGCCAAGCAGCGCGGCCGCCAGCACGCGGCCATGGCCCGCGATGATGCCGTCCTGTTCGTCGAGCAGGACCGGAAAGGTCCAGCCGAACGTGGCGATAAGCCCGGCAATCTCCCGCACCTGGCGCTTGCTATGCGTCCGCGCGTTGCGGGCATAGGGCACTAGCTGCGCCACACGCCGCGCCTCCGGCGTGCACCAGGCCGGCCACGCCTCAACGGGCACCAGCAACGCCGGAGGCGGCAGCACGGCGGCTTTGTTGGTCTTGCGCGCCTTCGATGCCATGCCGTGTCAACCGCCGTCACGCGCGGCGTCAACCGCGTCAACCTACTTTGGCGAAGATTCCGCTAGCGAAATCGCGGGGCAAATCTACCCGCGCACGATTCTGCGCCAGGGGGGACCCGCGAGCCCGTGACCATGGCCCGACCGATGCCAAACCGCCGGGACGGCGAACGCTAAGCACGTTCGGCCGTCCGCTTTGGCGGTTCACATGGCTTGAGACCTCGTGTTGGGCGGAGTCGAGTTTCAAGTGATCACGGTGATCCCTTGAAGTTCCATCGAACGCTCGTCCGAAACGCATCGCGGCCGGCGCTGATTCCAGCCCGGCCGCGATTCGACGATGCACAAGAATTGGCGTGAAGCCGTCGGCATGTCAAACGATCTTCCTGCCAGCACTTCGGACGGCCTGATACAGGAGGGGATTATCGGCATAGCGCGACAGCTCGGCCACGGCATCGCGCGGCGGTCGCTTGCCTTTGCCTTTGGTTTCAACGCCCATGATGGCGACCAGCGTGTCCAGACACTCGCGCAACCGATCGCCGGTACGGCTGACACCACGCTCGCTGGCCTTGCCCATCATGGCCGCCACCTGGCCGACCGTCATGCGCTCGCCGAGAACGCGGCGGACCAACGAGGCGCCGACGCACCCGAGCAAACGGTCGATGCGTTCCAGTTCATTGATCGCATCGATCTGCCGATCGCTCAACGGGTCGGTAAGCCGGCCGCCATCGACCTTTGCGTTCGAATAGTCGATGCCGCGCGAGCCGCCGATGCTGTGGGCAACATCGTACAGGTTTTGCCACTTGCGTCCGGCCTGCAGCTGCTCGGCTTCGATCTGGCCGCGCTTTTCCATCTGGCCTATCGGGTCATCGCGCAGGTTCACAAGCTTGGCGCGCAACGGCTTCGGCTTGCGGCCGTTCTTGACCTCGAAAGGATCGTCGATCATCATAACGCCGACGTCATCCAGCTCTTTCAGCGAAGGCTTCGCGCCAATCTGCACGGCGGCCGCAGCGCGTTCGCGCGCCAGCTCGATCCGTGCGAGCTTTTCATCTCGCGATGTTTTGGCGGCGGTCTCGGCCTGGTTGCGTTCGGCCCGGACTTCCAGCCGCCCGGCAATTTCAACGACGTCCCGCTCGACATTGAACGAGCGCTCGATGTCCGCCGGTTGTGCTTTCGGCACGCGGCTCAGTCCATCAGACCGCGCACGTTCCGGCGGCATCTCCGACCACGCATAGAACGGCCGCGCATCGTGGCGGCACTTCACCATCACCAGCTCGGTCTTGGTCCCCTTGTGATGTTCGATCCAGGCATCCCAGCTTTCGGAGCCCGGTTCTATTTCAATCATGGTCCGCGCCATTGCACTCCCCTGCCAAGGCTAAAGATCGATTTTTCATCAACGGGAGACGACCGGGATGGTCGCGGGATAGTTTCGCGATGCCCAAAACCGAACTCTCCCGCAACCAAAACGCAACTGACGCAAGCACTTTCAGAATTGATCGATTTATAACGGGAGAGTCGGGAGGGTTTTTCTCATGTGCACGCGCTTGCGCTGCGCACACACACGCGCACGCAAGACAACACGGCAAAAACCCTCCCAACACTCCCGTTACGTTTTGCCTCAACGACTTAACCCTCCCGTTCGACCATCCCGCCGGGAGGGTTAACCCTCCCGTTTCGCCTAAATCGGCACATCATCGTCGTCATCGCTTCGCGCCCGCGCGCGGGATGGTGGCGCGGTTTCGTCCCCCCCGGCGCTGACCAGCGGCCGTCCCTCGTGGTCGATGAAGTCGTTGACGCTCTTGATCAGCTCGATGCCGAGCCAGAAATGCGTCGAGTTTTTGTGGCTGATGAAGCTGCGCTCGCGCATGGCTTTGCCGAAGCCGGTCGACGTCCACTCGCGCTCGCCGGCAACCTTGCACCAGGCGCAGAACAGCTGATGCAGCGCCGTGGAGCCGACCGCGCCGTCCTCTTTCAACCGGGTGCATTCGGCCAGGAAGCGGCCGAGCGGATCAGAGTCGACGCGGAACTCCTCGGTCGCCTTGGCGACCTCGTCGGGCAGCCGCAGACCATGGTCCATCCAGCGCGCCAGGCCCGCCAGCCAGCGATTGAGAATGCCGCTGCCCTCGGCCTTCAGCTTGCGGACCATGTCCTTGTCGCGCTCTAGCGGCGGAATCTTCACGTTCCACTTCACCAGCGTCATGCGGCGCCACATCCCGCTGTCGGCGTCGCCGCCGCCGATGTTCGGCTTGAAGTTGCCGTTGATGGAAAACTTGAACTCCGGCTTCAGCATGAAATAGGCGCGGTGCAGCTCGCGCACCGCCATCTCATCGCCGCCGGTCAAATTCTTGATCAGCCCTTCATTGAGCTTCCAGCCCTTTTCCGGCTCCGACGCCGCCAGGGTGCGCACCCGGCGCAGCATCGCCAGATCCGGCGTGGCCTGGCCGGCCGAGCGCGGCTTGCCCTGGTCGGCGAAAGTCTCGATCGGAATCGAGCGGCCGTAGTCGCCGACCAGCGCCAGCCGCACGGCGAGCTCGGTCGACTTGCCGTTCTTGCCGGTGCCGTAGTGAAACACCAGCCGCTGCTCGCTGGCATCGCCGGTCAGCGAGTAGCCGTTCCAGTCGTCGAGGAAATCGCGCACCGCCGCATCGGGCTGCACCACTTCCATGAAGCGGTCGTAGATCGGGCATTCCGCCGCCGCGTCGAAGCGAAGCGGCGCGATTTTGGTGATCAGATCGTCCTGGTCGTGCGGCTTCAAGCGAATGTAGCGATTGACCTGGTGCCATCGGGCCGGACACGGCTCGTTCCAAGACCGGCGCGCGATCAGCGTGCCGCTCACAATATTGATCGCAAACGGGTCGGCATCGAGCTGGTCGACCTCGACCGCGAGATACGGCGCGGCGTGATCGTGCAAGGTCATCTTGGCCTTGGTCTCCGAGGCCCGGCCGAACGACTCGAGCAAATCCGACAGCAAAATCTCGATCGGATCGTCGTCTTTTTTCTTGCCGGGCTTGGTCTCGATGATCTCGTCCATATCGGCATCGCGAATGGCCTGGGCCTCGTCCTGAATCGCACGCACCACCTCGTGGCCGGCGGCCACCGCGGCGCCCTGCGCGCCGGTGCGGGTCCAGTGCGTCCCGTTCCACAGCAGCCAGCCGATGGCGTCGCAGAACTTCAGCCGTGATTTCTGGCGCTGCACGAAGCGCTCGATCAGCCCCAGCTCGGTCATCGGAAAGAACGCCATCCAGCAATTCCATGCGTCCGGACCATCGCCATACTTGCGCGGCGGCCCGTCCCATCGCGCGCGGTTGGCGCTTCGCGTCCCCGGCCTCCCGCGTGACCGCTTCTCTCCCGCGCGGGAGGGTTTTTCCGATTCGTCCTGCGCCGGTGGCGCGCCGGCGGCGGCGAAAGCGGCAGAAGAAAAATCGGGAGGGTCGGCGGGGGAATCCGCCTTCGCCAAGGCTTCGGCGGACAGGGACAATCGGCCGCCGCCGTTGGCGGCGACGTCGGGCGCCGCGCTATTTGCCGCCCTGTCGGGCGGCAGCGCGGTCGCCATCGCCATCACTTGGTCCGGTGTCAGCGGCGCCGCCGCTTCCAGCAACGCACACACGGCCGCCGCATCGCGGCTGGCGCGCCAGATATCGTTGTAGTCGCTGCCATCGGGCGCCATGGCGACGGCAACCCGCCGGCCGGGCTTCTTGAACCTCAGGCAGCCCCGCGCCAGGGCGCAGCGCGTGGTGAAGGGGTCGCTGTCGCCGTCGCCGAGAATGACGATGTAGTCGACGGTATCAGGCAATTCAAACGGCGCGGCCGGCGTCTCCGGCCATGGGCCAGGCACGCGCCTGGCGCGGCCGCGCTCATTCTTGAGCGTCGGATGTGGCACGCTATCCTTGGCCTTACCGCCGATGTTGCCGAGATCGCCCGCACAATAGAAAGCATCGGTGTCCCGCAATTGTCCGGCCGCCTTCAATGCGCAACAGACCGACAACACGGTCTCGATGCCCTCGCCGATAAAAACCCGGCGAATGGCAATGCCCGACGTCGACGCCAGCAAAATGACGCCGCCGCTTTTGGATCCCCGCATTTTCTTGGCCGGCCGCTCCTCGCCATCGGCGTCAGGCGGCAGCTGCAGCTTGCCTTTCGGCTGGTCCAGGTCGAGCCATGTGATGTGCAGCCCGGAAAACTTGCCCGATCGCATGAACGGCGCCAGCATCGCCGGCCCGCGGTGGATGATCTCGGCATCGCGTTTGCCGCTGTCGTAATACGGCATCGCCTCGATGCAGCGCAGCGCGCCGATCGGCGCGTCTTCCAGCCCGCGCAGCCCCATGTACCGCACCAGGCTCGAGTCCGGCGCGTCCGTCAGCTTCCTGCCGTGTCGCCAGATGTCATAGACCGTGCCGCGCTCGCGCTCGCGAAACTCGGCGGACGCCTTGTCCTGCTCGGCCTGCTTTTTCTCGCGTTCCGCCTTGCGGCGATCCGCTTCGGCCTGGTCGATCTCCTGCGCGCCGCCGAGCCATTCGATCGCTTCGCTGAACGATTTGCCCTCGACCTTGCGCACCAGCTCGATGACGTCGCCGCCGTCCATGCAAACGGCGCACATCCAGCGCGCGTCCGTCGCCTTGAACTTGGTCGCGCCTTTCTTGGCCGTGTCGCGCGAGCACAGCGGGCACGGCCCGACAAAGGCATCGCCGCGCTTACGCAAGGTCACCCATTTTGCCGCCACCTCGTGGCAGGGCATCCGGGCTTTCAGATCGTCGAGCGCGGCTTCGCTGATATTCACGCCGAGGCCCCTGTAGTAACGGCGCCTTCCTGATCACTTTCGGGCGCGACTCGAGTCGACTCGTCCTCGCTTTGATCCGGTTTTGCCGCGGCATCGGCCGCTGCCCGCTCGCGCGCGATGTGCCGCAATTCGCCCTTGATGACGGCGCTGCCCGAACAGGCGTCGATCAGGCGCACCAGGCCGACGAACACGGCGACCTCGTGCGCTGCGACCATGTCGGCCGGCTGCGCCCGCAACTTGTGGCCGGCGGTCTCGGAGGCAGAGATGCAATACATCCGCGCCTGCACCAGCGTGGCCTGCGGCTGGCCGTCGACGTCGAAGGCCACCGGCGGCATGGTGTAGGTCGTGACCACGCCGTTCTGCTTCAGCCGCAGCACCACGGCCTCGACATCGATCGGGTTGATGCTGACAACCTGCTTGACCCTGGCCTGCGAAGCGCGCGGCACCTTGCACAGCCGTTCGGCCTGCCCCGGTGCCAGCGGCTGGTGCGCGGCGTCGTACCATTGCCGGACATGCGAGGTCAGCGCGGCCTTGCCGCCATCGGCATCGCCGGCGCCGCGGCGCCAAGCGACATCGCCTTCAAGGCCGGACATCCACTTGCCGGTCTCGCTGACCATGCCGACCACGTGCACGCCGAGAAAGCCGTACCACAGCCCGCCCTGTTGATGGAATTGCAGCAGCTGGCCGGTCATGCGGCCTCTGCGGAGCGACCGCGCAGAACGGCACGGATCAGATGCCAGCCGAAATCGGTTGGCTTGAAGAAAGGCCCGCGCGCGCCTTCACCGGGAATATGACGATACCAAATCTCGATCAGCTCGCGCCGCCAGAGCGGCACCATCGCCTCGCGCTGATCTCGCGTAAGCCCCACAGCCTTGCCTGTGGCGCAGCAGATCGCGAGGTGTTTCAACGTCGCGATCTGCCTGTTGCTGAGGCGGGGCTTGCTCAGAGACATTCTCCGATCACTTCCCGCTTGAGTGCGCCGATCTTGTCGTCTTGTTCCTGCACATCGCCTATCAGCGCCACGATCCACCAGCGTTCGCCTTTCCATTTCGGCGGAACAAATGTGGCGTGCAGGGCTCGGTGAGTGCAGATTTTCAGCGGTCCATCGACCACCTCGAGCGTGCCTGGCTTAACCGGCAAACCGGTGCCCCCATTGCACGCGCGACCTTTCTCATCCGACCGCCAGAAAGCGATCGTCGCCCCTTCTTTCTGAAGCTCGCGCAAGCGAGCTTGCATGGAGTCAGGCCACTTCCGTGCGAAGCACGGAATGGTGGCCTGCCAATATTCTTTCGAGCCGTAGCCGTAGCCGTCGCCGTCGCCGGAGCCGTAGCCGTAGCCGTAGCCGTAGCCGTAGCCGTAGCCGGAGCCGTAGCCGTAGCCGTCGCCGTAGCCGTCGCCGGAGAGCAACGAGTGCGGGACTTCGCCCCGCACGAGTCGTGCTTCAGTCAGCGCCATGGCGCTGACTCCCAAGCAGCCACAGCAGCGGTCGTGCACTCAGCAACCGATGTGATGTCGCGCAGTTCGATAACGGCGGCCGGCCCGACGCGGGCGCCCTTGACCGGCCCCATGTTGGCGAGGCCCATGAAGCCCTTGTTCTCAGTCGGCCAAAACAGGCAGTTCCGGGCGGCGCGGAGTTTGATCACCGCACCCGACGTATCGATCGTATAGCCAAAGAAAACACCGCGATGGGCTGTAGTCACCAGCACAGCACGTTCGGCATTATCGCCTTCAGATTTTTTACGGTTCGGATGGTTCGTCATTTGCCTCTCTCCTGCCCCTGAAAATCGCCGAGGCGCACGAACGCACAAAAAACGCTATGATCCGCGTCCCGGCACATAGAGCGCGCGCGGCTTGCCCTCGCCGTTCTTGACGCGCAGATATTTGTCGGTCTCGCAAAGGATGTTCGGCACGTCGGAAAAATCCATCGCGACGCCGGTCTCCGGGCTCACCACCTGATAGATGGCCCGCATTTCGCGCAGCGCGCGGTCCTGGCTCAACGCCGCGTCGACCGGGCGCCCGTGCAGCCGGTTCAAGCCGCGCAGCGTGCCAGGGCCTGCCGCCGCCCAGCTGGCGACATCCGGTGCGTCACAAAGGATCGATGTGAAGCGCATGTCGACCACGGCCTGGTAGGCCATGAACGCGCCCCAGCCATTAGACTCGCTGATCCACGAATGGATGCGCTGCAGACTCGGCGTCACGCGACGCGTCGAGTCGCCCGCAAGAGCTATCCAAATATTTCCGAAGCTTTGCCGTCGGCGCCACAGCGCGCCGATCACGGTCTCGGCGATGTATTGCTGCTTGTTGGCGCCCTTGGTCGACGGCGCCGAGATCATGTAGGCCCCGGTGTAAATCTTCTCGCCGAAATCTTTACGGACATTGAGAACGTGAGTGATGTTACGAGGATCGAAGTTCGATCTATCCGGCCATGCCGCCAGCTCGGTGTCATCGATCAAGACCTTCAGCGTGTCCGGCCAGTTGATCTGCCGGGCAATGCACAGCATCAGCCAAAGATGCTCATGGCCGGCAAAGCGCTCTCGGATGTTTTGCCTGATCCAAACGGTGACCCGATCGTCCTCGCGCCGCACGTTGCAGAAGCGATAGGTCGCCAAGATCGGGGCGGCGCTGAACGGCGGCGGCGCGCCGTTGTCCTTGCGGATGCGCATCGCCTCGCGCTCGGTCACCCAAACAAACAGCGGCGCGTAATCGGGCGCGGTCATGTGAACACCTTGGCCGTCGCTAGTGCTGGCTCCACAAAATCGCGAGGCAGACCTTGGTGACCTTTGAACGGGATGTGTTCCCGGAACACTTTCCATTCCGGCCCGCGCCGCCAGCCAAAACGGCCCTCGCTGAAGTCGCCGCAAACGAGATCGGTGCGGCCTTGATTAGTAATCGGCCTGGTTTTGCTCTCGTAGAGTCTTTCCGTCGGAATGCAGTCTTCCAGCGTAAGCAGCCCAATCAGAGCGCCAGTCGGCAGCTCCTGTCCCCAATGATTGCCGAACTCGCTGGAGAGGATGTCATCAAGCTCCGGATCAACATCACGCTCGAATCTCTTCGCCGCGTGCACCAGCAGCGGCCCGCGATGCTTCGTTGCCCAATGCCGGGTTTCGTGGCGCTTGTTCGGCGAGAGCCAGAGCGAGGCCCATGGTTGCCAGAGCGAGATGGCTTTCACGCCGCGGCCTCCATCTTGCGATGGACGGCCTGCAGCGCTCCGAAGAACGTCACCCACCAATAGCCGTCATCCATCGGCCCAACGATGCCGGAGCTGTCGATCGACGGGTCGCAAACGATCTCGCCGTCGCAACAGACCACGCTGTGATTGACATTGTTGCGGCTGCGGCCGCCGAGAATGAAGACGTGCGGGCCGCCGTTCGGGTTGCTGTTCTTGACGGACTGCAGCACCAGATCGAACGATGTCTCGCCCGGAAACAGCACGTTGATGTGCGTCAACCCTCTCTCATTAAGCCACGCTTCAACCGCCCGATGCGACGCGTCGGCTTCGCAATCGTGCTTGCCATCCATGAAGTGCGGCACGTCCTTGGCGTCCATGTCGAGGACACAGGCAATTGCCGTGCGATGGCAGTCGCCGAAGATGCCTTCGTCCGGCCGATGCCGGTTCAATTGCTTTTGCACCTTCATGCCATGGCCTCTCGCTTGGCCTGTTCGCGCAGCTCGGCACTGATGATGTCCAGAAGATCGGCCAGCTCCGTCTTGTGCTTGGCTCGCATCAGGAGGCTGTGCAGAAAAATAGTAAGCGAAAGTTGCGTCTGCTTTTTCTGATCGTCTAAAACCCCAGAGCCCGCCGTGCTGACATACGTTGCGACAATGTCCGCCAGCACCCCGAGGGCCTGCCCCATGTTGACCGGGGCGAATGTCAGGTCGCTGGTCTGTTCCTTTTCGCTCATGCCGCGGCCTCCCCCGTTTTGCGCGGATGGCTTTCATCGTCCATCACTCCGCGAGCCCACAAATTGTTGCCGGCGTTAGGAGCCTCGTTGCCCCACACTTCGAATCCGGGCCGGGTCTGGCGCTCGAACAGCGCCAGCAGCAGGCCCTCCGCGGCATAGCGCGGATACATCGCCACGATGTCGGCATAGATCTGCGCGGGCTTTTCCGAATGCTCCAGCTCGCCTCTGCTGCGGATGTGATAGACCGAACGCGGCTTGTGATCCGGCAGCGCCAGACCGCCGCGGGTCATGATGACGATGCACTCGTGATCGGTGCGCCAGTAATGGCCCATGCCGAGCGGGCCGCCGCCCTTGACGATGTCCTCCGGAGAACGCTTCTCCCAGATCGCCTGCGCGCGCGGGACGAACCATTTGCCAGGGTCGCGCAGTAAAGGATCGCGCCAGTTCGGATCGCCCCAGGCCCGCCCGATCTGGTTCGGATAGCACAGCCCTTCCGGCGTTTCGCAGATCGCCAGCGGCTGCGGGATGTGCAGGAAGATCGCCGCGGCGTCCGCGACATATTTGTGAACCTGCATCGCCTCGATGTCGGCAAACGCCATGGTCGGATAATGCGTCTCGATCGATCGATCGGAAAACCCGACCAGCGGCCGCTCGTAGCGCCAGGGCGGGTCGGCCGAGACGATGACGAACTTGCGATCGAAATGCAGCGGCCTGGCGCCCTTGGCGGCCGCGATGTGGCGCTCGACCTTGGCGTCCTTGCGCTCTTTCTGCCGGCGCGCGCGGATGTCCTTGGCCGCGGCCACGATCTGCTTTTCGCCGCGCGCGACAATCTCCGCCTGCTGTTCCATCGGGACTTCACGGGCAATCGTCGCGGCGTGGTGGATCGACACCTGGCCAAGAGCAGCTGCATCCTGCAGCTCCTTGACGCCCTGATCGCGCACCGCGGCGGCCCTCATCAAGCTGCCGCGCGACAGATGACCCAACTCGGCCAGCTCGCTCCGCGAAAGCATTTTCGAACCGATGCCGCGCCGCTTGCCGCCATGCCCATATTCTTCAAGCTTGACCAACACCATCGCCCGTTGAGCAACCGTCATATGGCGGCGGCGCATGTTGGCCGACACCACAAAGGTGATCGGGTCTTTGCCGACAAACTCGCGATAGAGCATCGCCCGGCCGGTCTTGCGCGCGGCCAGCGTGCGATGGCGCCCCTCAAGGATCATGCCTTCGTAAAGCCAGCCGGCGTCGCGCACCCCGTTGGCCTTGATGTCGGCCTCCAGCGCCGCCTGCTCGTCATCGGGCAGCGCCGGGAAGGCCAGGCACAGCGGATGAAATTGCAGCTCGCCCTTGTCCAGCGGCACCACCTTGCAGTTGGCCCGCATCAGGGAGAATTGCGCCTCGCGGGCCATCGTCAGCGCCGCGTCCCTTCGGCGCCATTGAGCTTGCGATATTCGATCGGGACCTTGTTGAAGTCGGCCAGGCGAATGCCGGCCTCCATGCCGCTCGAAATGCCGCGATCGGTATAGACCACCATCGCGTCGGCATGATCGAGCCAGGCATGGCCGGCGTTGATGCCGTGGGCGCGCTCGTTCCGATCGGCGTCGTCGAGGATGCCGGCTTGCGTATAGAGCAGGTGCGACGCCAGCGGCGCCTCGCCGCGCAAGAGCGCGTCGCGCACGCAGGCCCGCGCATAGGCGATGTTGCCCTCGATGTCGCCGGCAAACGGCGACTCCAGAATGACCCGGCGCATCTGCCGCGGCGACAGTGTGTGATGGCGCTCGATCACGGTCATGCCAGCGCGTGCCATTGCCGCTGATAGGTCATCTTCTTTTCAGCGCGCGCCGCCATTGCCGCGGCATCGAGGCCGAACCGGACACTGATCAGTCGCGTCATCTCGATGGCGGCCGACAGTGTCTCACGCAGCCAGTCGCGGTTGAGCTTGCCGGTCACCGGCTCGCGCTCGTCAACGCCTTGAATGATACAGCGGGAGACAGCACTGCCGCAGTCGGCCAGGCGCTTAATCAGTTGGGCGAGAAATTCGCGATCGTTGTCGGCGATGATCGGCAACTGGACGACCGGAAGGGTCATTTCGGATTGATAAACCGCCCGCCTCTTCAGATCGAAGCGGATGGCGACAAGCTCGATATTGCCCCGGACGTCGGCAACCTCTTCCTGCAGCCATCGGCGCGTTGCCGTTCGCGGCGTCGGCTCGTCATCGCTCACGCCATAGATCAGGCAACAGGCGGCGCAGGCCACACACTCACTCAGTTCCTCGGCCAGCTTGCCGAGATGCTTCAGATCGACCTTGTTATCGATCGGATGCCACGGGCTCGCATCGCGCAGATGATCGGCGTCGCTCATGCCGCCCTCCAAAAGCATCGGGCGACGGCGGGGCACTTAGCGCGATAACGCGCCCTTCCCGATGGAGCTGTCGCTGTAAAGAAGCCGCCCCATGTCATTGACCTGGGCTGTTGGATGCCAAGGCCGTCGCCCGAACTATCGGCCGCCGGCCCGCAACACGGACCCTCGCTTTCCGGCGGCCGTCCGCGTCGCGCGGAATCAGAAGGGGATGTCATCGTCGATATCCCCGCTTTGTGCTGAAGGTCCCGGCGGCTGATCGCCATAGCTGCCGTCGCCGGCCGGCGGCGGCCGGTCGGATGGCGCGCGGTCGAGCCCGACCAGCCGCGCATTGAAACCGGTCAGCACCACCTCGGTCGTGAAGCGCCTGCCGCCGTCCTGATGCGTCCATTCGCGGGTCTGCATCTTGCCTTCGATGTAGACCTTCGATCCTTTTTTGAGCTGTTCGGCGAACTTGCAGATCGGCTCGCTGAAAACGACAACGCGATGCCACTCCGTGCGCTCCTTGCGCTCGCCGGTCGCCTTGTCGCGCCAGGATTCCGATGTCGCCACGCTCAAGGTGACGACCGGCGCGCCGGATTGCATCCGCCGGACTTCAGGATCGGCGCCAAGGTTGCCGACCACAATCGCTTTGTTGACGCCGGCCATCAGCCCATGACCTCCAGCGATTTGCGCGCGTTGTTCAGGTCGACCTCGACCGCGGCGCGCAGATATTCGCCGAGCTTCTGGAAGCGATCGGCCTTGGTGATGTTGCCGTCGGCGCGGTGCAGCTTGAGCAGCCGCGCCACCTGGACCAGCATCACCGCCTCGACATCGATCAGATTGTAGTCGCGCACCATCATGCGGCGCGCTTCCAGATCGTCGAGCATCGCGGCCAGCACGGCCTCCGAGACCGACACGCGGGCCGGGTCGGGATGCGTCCGGCTGGTGCGCTCGGGATAGATCACCAGGCCGGCGGCGTCGGCGGCGCGCTGCAGATGATCGATATCGTCGGCCAGCGCGCTCATTCGACGGACTCCGCGACAATTGGAGGCCGCGAGCGATCAACGTGCGGCAAGCCGAACCGGAACGCGGCGACGCTATCCACCAGGGCGCCGACCAGCGAGGCCCGCAACCGGTTCGGATTGCGCCGCAGCGCGTGTCCGATCTCCGTGGCCTCGGCGCCGTGCTGCAGCAGCAGCGAGATCAGAATGGCGATGTCGCCGGCAAGTGCATCAAGGCCGGAGTCCACCACCTTGGCGTTGACGAACACTTCTGCCGGCAAGGCCGCCCCGGTTTCAACCAGCTCCAGCGGGTCGCACCCGATCATGATGGTGAATTTGTGTTTTTCCCATTCGAAGGAAAACGACTCGCCGTGCCGGCGATCGGGCAACTTCATGCGCGCGTTCACAGCGCCCTCCGAAAGAAAGACGACAAAGCGGACGGCGGCGCGGCGACCTGCGCGCCTTCGCCAGGGGTACCTCCGCCCCGGCTATGGCGAACAAGTCGGCCGGCCGCCGTCCACGTCTCACCGGAGGGCATCTCCGACGAACTGCAATTTGCGAGGTCTTCGTTGCCGCAGCGATCGGCGACAATGAAGCCGCCGCGATCGACACGCCGCGGCTCCAGCGGCCACACGATGACGGTGATCAGTCCGGCAAGGCCAAGCGCCAGAACCACCGTCATCAGAAAATAGAATTGCGGGTCGGAGAGACGCTCGGTCATTCCGCCATCTCCCGCTGCATGGCCTCGATCGACTTCTGAGTCTGCGCGGCGGCCTTAACCAAAGCCGCCAGCTGCAGATGGCGGCTGAAGCCGACCCACCATGTGGGTTTCGCGTCACCCACCAGGGCAATGAGAATTTCTCTGCCGACATCCGAGCGCAGCAGGGCGGTGATCATTCGCTCGCCGGGCTGCTGAATGCCGGCAAGAACCTTTTCGCAGTAGCTAAAGCTTGCGCGAGTTCGAACGGTCAATTCAGCAGCGGCGCCTTGTGGAAAAACAGTTTTGAATGCCGCGATGGCAGGATGAATCGACTTCCCTTTGATGCGGATTCCGCTTCCCTTTGAGGGCACCGGCGTTTTTGACCCGCCACGCGCGGGCTTTACCGTGCGGGTCATGCAGATTGCTCAACCAATTGAGGGGCCGGATAGACGTCCGGACGCAGTTCGTGACGCGGCACGCCGGTCATGTTTTCGATTAGTGGGCAAAACTCGGCCGGTACGCCCTTCTTCGATTTCAGCAACCAGTAAGAGACCTGCGACTGCGTGGTTTCGATGCCTTGAGCCAGCGGAACCTGACCGCCAGCAACATCGATCGCCCTTTGAAGGGCGGCGCGTTTTGCAGCAACGAGCGAATCAGAATCAGTCATGTCGCAAGCGTTACCGAATTTTCGGTTTGATGCAAAGAAAATACCGAAATCTCTGTGGGAGTTTCGGTACCGAAGTTTCGGTAGCATTTCGGTGATGGCGAAGCCTTCGAAACCGAAATATCCCGTCGGACCGCGCATTGCCGGCCTACGTGCCGAGCGCGGGATTACGCAAACAGACCTCGCTGAAGCTGTGGATATGACCCAGCAGGGCATTCAAAGCATCGAGGCTGGAGGGGTTAAGCGCCCGAAAAATCTTCGCGAGATCGCTGCTCGCTTAAGAACCACAGAAACCTGGCTGCTCGAACAAAAAGGCCCGCGCGACATCGATGACCTTGACGACCACATCGACAGCGCCGACGTCGGGTCAATGGGCCGCCCTTCCGGCGGCATCCGCGAAATAGACGTACGCGCCGGTCTTGGTGGTGGTGGCACGACAGAAGGCCGAGAAGTCCGGCACCACGGCGACTACGCCGATCCCCTGAAGCCGGAAGCCTGGAAATTCCCGACACGATTCATGCGCGAAGAAATTCGCGGCACGGAGAGCCAGGTCATCATCCTTGAAACTGACGGCGATAGCATGGAGCCGACCATTGGTTCGGGCGAGCGCATTATCGTCCACACCGGCATGGTAACGCCATCGCCTGATGGCATTTTCGCTCTGCGCGACACGTTCGGAAACATTGTCGCGAAGAGGCTCCAGATACTTCGCAAGGGCGACAAGACTGACGTTCCCCGCGTCCTCATCATTTCGGACAACAAGTCCCACCCCACCGAAGAGGTCGGGCTCGACCAGATCAGCATTGTGGGGAGAGTGCTATGGGCACTAAAGCGGGTCTGAGCCTAGTGATGGCTCTGTGCCTTGCAGCCTGCGCGGTCCCACGCGCACCTGCGGATCTCCGTCAACAAAACGCGGTTCGCAGCTATCGATTCAATCAATCGTTGACCGCTACTAAAGCCTGCCTGATTCCAGGGCTTGATCGTTTAAGGCCCTTCACCATCCCATCGACGGACACACGGCCGCCGTCGATTCGCGACATAGGCGGAAGGACGGAAATATTCGCACAAGACGAAACGATCACTTTGTATGTTGTCGATCTCGAGCCTGCCGGAACAACGGCGACCACCGCCGGCCTTTACACGGCCACGACCCGCGTGACTGAACAGTTCGATACAATTGCTAGAGGCTGCGGCGCCATTTGAAAACTGCGAGGATGGTTATGTGCTCAAAAGGCGTTTTCTTAATGCTTGCAGTCTCATTTGCTTTTTTTGGCTCGGAAGCTCACGCGCAATGGGAGCCTCTGGCTTTTGCGATCTGCAAAAAAATACAAGCCGACACGGCAAGGCTGAAATGCTTCGATGAAATTGGCGCGAAGAGCAGCGGCGGAAGCGAAACCGCCGAACCGCAACCCGTTCGAGGACGCTGGATCTACACCGAAAGCAAATCACCAATTGATGATTCCCCGCAGGTCAGCGCGATTATGCAGGGCGACACTCCCGAAATCATCCTCGTATTGCGCTGCCAGGAAAACAAGACAGAGGCGGCCTACTTACCGGGCCAATTCTTTTTCTCGACCAGCGGCCGGGTTGACGTTCTGATGCGGCTCAATACTGAATCGCCTATTACAATTTCAATGATACCGGGCAGTAATAACAGATCGCTTTTCATTCCCGGCGCTCAAGAGTTCATGCGACTGCTGCCCGATGGCGGAAAACTTTTCTTCCGAGCCAAATTGAACAGCGGTACGCAGTCCGACGCAACATTCGACTTGGCCGACGTGTCCGCCGCGCGTGATCGCATCGCGGACACATGCCACTGGACGACCCCAAAAACGTCCCGGCCCCCGCCCCCAAAACCGATCAAATGACCGCCAACTGAATTATCGGTTGCAAAAACCGAATTTTCGGTATTGGATGATTTCCTAAATTTGGGAGTCGTCCATGCGCACCAGCCGCCACTGCAACCGCCTTCCGGCCGCCAGGCGGCCCGCTACGGCCTATTTCACCGTCCCTAGCTTCATAGATACCGCGCTGGTCGCACCGCGCTCCGGCCTTTCGCCAACGGCCGCCGTCAAGCGCATGGCCGACGACTTCCGGCAAGGCGCCCATCGCGAGGGCGGCATCACCGGCGACGACCTGGAAGCGCTGGGCTGGACCGCGGGCCAGGTCAAGACGCACGGCGCCGACGCCCGCGCGCTGGCGCAGCAGCTGGCGGGAGCCTCGCTGTGAAGTCCGCTCTTGCCGGCGAAACCTCGCGGCCGCGATGCAGCGACAATGTCGCTTCCGATCAGATCGTCGCGCAGATGGCCGACGACCTCATTCACCATCAGGCGCTCGGCGGCGAGCACGACGCTATCCGCCTGCTGATGGATCACGGCCGCTTCTGGTATGGCGACATTGCATCTCATGCCGGCGAGGCGCTGGCCGAAGCGCAACGCCGCGTGGCCCGCGCGAGGCGCGCCTGACATGGCCGGCCAGCCCGAACGCTATTTCCTGCGGCTGCTCAACCACAGCCCCTTTGAGCGGCGGCCGGCGGGCTGGCGGTTCGGCACGCGGCGCATCGCGGATGCGGTGGTCGCGCGCCTGATCGCCAGCGGCGCCGCCCGCGTCGACGGCGCGCATCTTCATCCGGTGGAGCGGCCGTCATGAACTGGCTTTTGATCGCCGGCCTGATGTTCAGTGCGGCCGTCTGGGGCGCCGTCATCACAATTGCGGAGCACGCGCTATGAACCGCGGCATCTGGACCGCCCTGCTCTGGCTCGCCATCGTGCTTGGCGTGCTGCCGCAGATCGTGCCGGCCGATCCGACCGGCGTCGCGCGGCTGCGCTACACCGAGGCCTCGCGATGACCCGGCTCCGTCAAGACGCGCAGCGCGCCGACATCGGTGATGACATCGTCCTGGTCTGCCGGCGCGCCCAGACCATTGCGCAAATCCTGCTGCTCCGGCTCGCCGACTACCCGGCGGAGCGCCACGACGCGAGCTGGCAGCGCTGCTGGAACGCCGCGCTCGAGCTCAACGATGCCGCCACGCCAGCCGCGCTGCCGCCGGCGCGAGGCCAGGCGTGACCCGGCTTCGCCAAGGAGGCTATGCCGGGCAAGCCGATCAGCCGCTGACCATGAACGAGGCGGCGGCGCATTTCCGGGTGTCAAGACGCTACTTCCAGGACTTTATTGCCGACCACCCGTTTTGTCGCATCATGGGTCGCCGTAAGCTGTTCTTCCCCGACGACCTCGACCGCATCCAGGAAGTGCTCGACCGGCCATGCCCCTCAAACTCAAAGCCCCGCGCCAGGGCAAATCGCCGAACTACAGCATCCGGGGCACCTACCTCGGAGTCTACGTTGACCGCACTGCGGGCACTCCTGACAAAAAGCTCGCCGGCGACCAGCTCAAGCTCATCAAACGATCAATCGAACGTGGTGAATATCAAAAGCCGGTCGAACCGGAGCCGGTAGAGGCGCCGCGGCCGCCTACCTTCGCCGATGCTGCGCTGGCCTATCTGCGCGCCGATGGCGACCCCAAGGGACTGCACGAGATCATCGAAGCCACCGGCCAGCATGCGCTGCGCGACAAGGCGCTTGCCTCGATCGACCAGATCGCGATCGACAACGCCGCGCGCGCGCTCTACCCCACGGCCGCGGCCACCACGCTGAACCGGCAATTCTACACGCCGGTGTCCGCGGTGATGAAACGCGCCGGCGTCGAGCGCAAGATCAAACGGCCGAAGGGCTGGCGCGGCAGCAAGGCGACGTCGTGGCTGGACCCGGAGCCGGCATTCCGCGTGGTCGCCGAGGCCTATGCCATCGAGTACGAGTTCGGCCTGTTCTGCGAGACGCTGCTCTACACCGGCATGCGGTTGAGCGAACCGCTGCGCGCCAGGCTGCGCGACATCAGGCTGGACCAGGCGCTGCTTTATATTGGCGACAGCAAGAACGGCGAGCCGCGCCCGGTGCACCTGCCGCCGCACATGGTCGATGCCTACCGCAACGCGCCGCCGCGCATGGGCAGGCCGCGCAAGGCCGACGGGATGCCGCTGGGAAACGGCGCGGCCGGCCGGTCGCGAGGCAGCGCCGGCGTGCCATGGCTGGAACGCCAGCCCGACGAAAAGCTGTTCCGGTTTGCGGCCGGCGGCCGGTTGCGCACAATGCTGAAGCTGGCGATGGCGCGCGCCGGCGTCGCGTTCCCGCGTCGCCAGGGCGGCTTCCATCTGTTCTGCCACACCTACGGCACCTGGATGACGCACTTCGGCGGGCTCGATACCTACGGCCTGGTGCGCACCAGGCGCTGGAAGGACCCGGACTCCGCCGATCGCTACAACCACACCATGGCGACGCCGGAGGCGAAGCGGGCGGATCTGTTGCCGGTGCCGGTGAACCGAACGCAGCATCCCAAGACAAAGGCCGGGTAGCCGTCGTGGCCGAAAACCCTTCGATCAAAGATGTTGTTGTCGTCATACCGGTTATTGCCAGCTCGGTGGCGATGACATGGGAGGTAGGACGCTTTTCGTACTATGGTGGGTATCGATATTTTACGCTGACAGAGCATCTCGCTGCCGCTACGAACTACCTGCCGCTCGCTATCATTGTGAGCATACCCATAATTGTTTTGATCTCGTTCGCTCGACTAATCGGAATTCCGTTTTTCAAAGATTCGTCCACAATCAAACCGTTCGGCGCGCTGATCGCTTTCGCGCTAGGCCTCTTTGTGACCTTGATACTGTCGGCCGCAAGCACACGAAACGAACTTTTGAGCCTCGCAAACAACCCCGATTCCCCCAGAAGCGTCATCGACATCAAGCTCAAGGATGGCGGGTCAAAATCAGCCGCTCTCATAATGTCAGGTGATCGCGGGATTCTTGTGTTCAACCCACATACCAGACGCTCAGAACTTATCAGATGGGACGATATCAAGTCCCTCGACTGGCAAGACGACGATGGTTGAGGCAGCCACAAGCCGGGGAAAAATCCGGGGAATGACGCCACACCCGAGAAAAAGATAAATCATTTCAATAATAGGTCTCACCTTCACACGGGAGAGGTCCAAGGTTCGATCCCTTGTGCGTCCACCATGCTGCTACGCATGGCGCTG